TACTATTTTACCACCACCTGGTGCTAAATGATTTGATAATTCTACAGCAGCCATTTACTTATTCTCCCCACTGAGACGCAAAGCTAATTAATTGTTGCGTACCAATCTTAGTTGATAATTTTAATTCAAATTCTTTTTTGTTTATATCATTCAAATCTTCGTAGATTTTTTTTAATGCTTGTGCATCTTCTAATGTAAGTTTAAATTCTTTATTCTGTACAGTTATAATTTTATCTTCTGTAGCATTTATAACACTTTCTAAAACGGAATTTTCTTGTGCCATTTTATTAGCGGTAGCATGCATAACAGACTCTGCATCTTTACCATAGCGTTTAATAAAGTCATGAGTATTCTTTTTCATACCTTTAACAATATCTTCTTTTTTCCTAGACTCACTATCAGACATTTCGTATACAGCTTGTTCATCTGGATGATCAGCTATTTTCTTTTTCTTCTTTTGTTTTTTGCCACTAAAGATATCATCATTAGAACCATCTTTAGGTTTATGAGGGTAGTCTGTTTTTTGAATTACATGCTTATCTACAAAAGCCTTGTCACCAGGTGACTTAGGATTTCCGTAATCATGATTCTGATTCTCATCAAGTATTGTTTTCAGAGTCTTCATCTGTTATTCTCCTGTGGCTTCTGTTGCTTCTTCTGCATCAAGCTCTTTTTCTTCTTCAGGTGTTAATTCCATCTCAGCATCATCTTCATTTGTGCTGGTGTTGTTACCACCTTCTTCAGCACCATCACCAACTTCTCCTGTTGGGTCAAGGCCTCCTAACTTGGCTGCGACTTTTGCTCTTATAGCTTCAACACCAGCATTAACTTTATCTTTCATTAGGTCACCAAACTGGTCACCGAATTTTGCTGGCTTGCCTTGTGCTGCAAATTTAATCATTTGGTCACTATTGTTCTCTGGCATAATAATATCCTTACGTATATTTATTTATAATTATTCAACAGGCGGTTCTTCTTCACCGTCCATTGGTTCATCTGGTATCTCTTCTTTACCAGCAGGTTCAAGGTCTTGATGGATAGTTCCATCTTCTTGCTCCTGTGCTATTTCAGCATCCATCTGTTCCATTTGCTCATCTGTCATTCTTAAAATATTCTTCTTAGCCCATCTCTGTGAGAAGTATCTACCAATAAATGGATCAATATTATTTAGGGCGTTAACTCTTTCTGTTTGAATCTCCATCTCTTTAAGTTCTGAGAAGTGATTGTCTTCCATAAAGTCATATCTGATACTTTCTTTAGCTTCATTGTACTCATCTAAACTCATAATACCTTTAAGTACTAATTGTTTTTCTAAAACTTTATCAAATAGTATTGAGAATCTATTACGTGTTCTACCAATAAACTTTTGGAACTTTAATTCATCTCTACTTATCTCTGTACTTCTACCAAGTTGGAAACCAGTCTCTGATTCTAATCTTGATACAGGAACATTTAATGATCTGTATAATTTCTTTTGGAAGTATAGTACATCATCTAATTCACCTAAGTTTTGACCAGCACCTAATGTTGATATTTCAGTACCTCTGCCACCTTCTCTTCTAGGTAACCAATAGTCTTCTAACATAGTCATGAATTTACGATCGTCTCTTACTTCTCCAGTACCAGCATCATATACTAATCTATTTTTATGCTTCACCATCATGTCTCTTAGGTACTGTTCTGCTTTTAACTTAGGTAGATTACCCACATCAATATAGAACACTCTTCTTTCAGGTGCTCTTGATATCCTATAGATAACAGTTGCATCTTCTAAGATACGTAATTGGTTTAATGGCTTAATAGCTTTATGTAAATGTGATAATACTATTCTATTATCTTCTGACATCATACCAGATGTGCAATTAATGATATAGTCTCTGGCAATCTTAACACCTTGCTCACCAGAAGCTGCAGTTGGAGAGCCACCAGGATATCCTGTAAAGCCCTTTTCATTATAGATAAAGTATTCTTCTTTTGTTTTTGTAATAGTAACAGCGCCAGGTCCACCTATCTGGTTCCCAACTCTTTGCTTGTTTACTGTTCTGATCTTTTTAATTTTTCTTGGATCAATGTAACGTAGTTCTCTAACACCTGATTCTGGATCTTTAGGATCTATTACTACATGATAATATAGTCTACCATCAATGTACCAATGTCTAAAGATTTCATAACCTTTACTATTAAAGTCTAATAGTCTTAATGTGTTATCAAATTCTTCACGTATAAGTTGTTTAAGTTTTGGACTAGCTTCTAAACTATCCAAATTCAATTCACAGATCTTATGTTCTTCTCCATAGACAATAGTTTCATTAACTATATCGTCCACAGCAAGTTCACACTCAGGCTGCAAAGCCATACGTCTGTACCTTGTAATAAGTTCTGATTCGGTTCTGGTTGAGCCTTCAAGATCAACGTAGGTACCATAAGCGCCACCTTCTGCGACTGTTATAGCACCTTCGTCATCTATCTTTGGTGCAAAGGAACCAATGTCCTGTTCCTGACTTACACCTTTTCTTTTAAACTCAAACCCAAATAATTCCGCCATATCAATTTCACCTTATATTGTTAATAATATATTATGTACCACCAGCATTACCTGTAATGCCAGCCACCTCCCAATAATCATATTGGAATGTAACAGTAAACTCTTCTAAAGTATCTGTTGTATTCCAGTCTAAGTCAATAGGGCTTACTTCCGTTGGAAATAAACCATTGAATGTATATGTTCTCAATGGAAGACCAGTCTTCCCAAAATGGGTCACTGATGCGTTTGCTTTGTAGAGAGTAGGACTTGCTGTAGCAAATGAACGTAAGTTACCTAGATGTGAATTAATACTATTAGACCACTGCTCCATGGAATTTCTAATAATCATATCCTCATCTTGTATTAATGTAACTGTCCATTCAGCAAAAGTTCTGTCTCCAGCAATTTTTACTTTACGACCGAAGTATGGTACCTCAATTGTTCCTAGTGTAGAGGCTGGCATTTGCGCAGCCCTACACATAAATGGAAATTTTAAATCAGCAGCTGCGTTTACAGGGTTAGTCAATGTCACTTGAAAGAGTGACGGACGTGCGCCTCCAAGAGCTAGCTGGGATTTGATCTCGTTAATGTTAAAAACCATTATGCTTTCTCCTTCTTACCTAACTATTTATCTTAGAATGAACCAACGACCTCAGAGAATTCAACCCCTGTACGAACCGCTACAAAGTTTAACTGTATAAAGTTAATTGCTCTAGCAGGCTTAATGTAGATATCTCCTACAAACCTGTTACCGTCAATAACTTCTCCAGTATTATTTGTTTCGTCACATACAACTCTAAAGTCAAATATACCTCTTCTGCCTTGTACATCTCGTAAGAATGGTTCTACCATATTACGGAACTGTGCTCTAGTAAATTCATCATTGAATTCAAATAGAGTGTACTTGGCTGCAGTTGCTATTGCTTTTTCAAGAACAATGAATAATCTTCTTACGTTGATTCTATCAAATGCACTTGGTTTAGCTAATAAAGTCTTATCTCAAAACAGTAATGTTCCTTGACCTGGTTGAGTTATTACAGGATTAACTTTATTTTTATAAAGTATATCTCTGTCTGCTTTATCTGGATTGTATGGAAGTTTAATTACATTTTTAATTACACCTCTATTATATCCTGCAGGACTGAACCATGGGTCTCTAGTATCATCTGTTCTTACACAAAGACCAGCTATGTCACCATTTAATGGAACGTATCTGTAAACATCATTATACTTATCGTATTGATATTTCCATCCACTATCCATAACCGCATATGAACTAGGTGACATTGAATCTGCAAATGTTTTAACATCATTAGATTCTCCACCTTGATTGTTTACTACATCAGCCTTTTCAGGTGATAAGAAAACTACACAGTCTTTTCTTTGGTCACTAATATTATCTATAAGATAATTTGGCCATTGCTCTCCATTAGTACCACCTCTGGACAAGCCAGTTAGTATTAATGATACATCAACATCCGCTGGATTCTTGAATAGGTCAACAGCTGATGCTAATTGTCCTATTGCAATTGAAGTTTCATTAGGATTAGTTCCATCTGAACCAACTTGGAATGAAGATGTAAATGGTATTACAGCGTTAACATAATTGTTTAAGTTTGCACCAGTATTGGAATATGTTTGTGCAGCAGTATTAACATTAGATGTTGCTCTAAGTTCTGCTCCACCTACCCATAACCAATTGGATTGATTATCGATAACATCTTT